CAAGGCCTTCAGACGGTAGAAGTAGCAATTACTTTCTTCTTGTCATACGGCGGTTCCGGTTCAACTTCCGAAGTCGAAACGGCGCTTGCAGCTATCGTTGGACAGGGAAACACCACTCTTATTATTTCGCCTAGCGGAACAACCGAGTCGGCAAGCAACCCCGAATATACGATTACGAATGCAATGCTTGCTTCGTTCACCCCGATTAACTCAACCGTAGGCGAAATGGCTACTGTCGAGTGTTCGTTTGTCGGGGGAACTTGGGCTCGAGACATCACCACTCCATAACAAAATAGAAAAGGGAAACAAATGCAACTCACTTTAAAAGTAACCCCCATAGAGGGGGAGCCCTACGAAGTTAAAACAAACTTGTTTGTAATTGTCGCATGGGAACGGAAGTTTAAAACCAAGGCTTCCACTCTCTCTACTACGGGGGTCGGCCTAGAAGATCTAACTTTCATGGCCTACGAAAGTTGCAAACAATGTAATTACCCCGTTCCGGTTTCTTTCGATGAGTACGTTAAGAAACTTGCCAATATCGAAGTAGTCGAGGACGAACAAGTAAACCCCACCGACGGGGAACGTACTCCCGTGCTTTAGCCTCGGTACTTGCCGAGACGGGATACTTTCCCCCACATATACCATTTGAATTAGTCGACCTCGTAACGGTGGTAGACGTCATAAACGAAAGCCGAAAGAAGTAATGCCAATAGCTGCAAGCGTTGAAATTAAAGGCTTGAAAGAGGCTCTTCGGGAACTTTCGTCTATTGACAAGGAACTAGCGAAAGATATTCGCAAGGACTACCGAACTCTAATGAAGCCGGTGGTTGCAGATCTTCGAGCCTCTATTCCGGATATGCCCCTCTCGGGTATGCAGTACAAATGGGAGACTCGTAGCAAATTCAAAATGTTCCCGTGGGATGTTCAACTAGCACGGAAACGAGCCGTTGCTTTTACGTCGACTAAAAAGCCGAAGCGTTACCAAGACAAGACTTATAATCTTGCAACGTTCGGTATTACGTGGAAAGGCGTCGTTCCTACTGTCATTGAGTTCACCGGCAAGGGAAAAACTCGAACGGCTAAAGGCGAACAAATGGCTCGGGCGTTAACGGATAAGTACGGAGCGCCGGCTCGTTTTGTTTATCCTGCCGTGGCACGTCACGAGGACAAAATAGAAAAAGATATGGCGCACATCGTTCGGCGAGTCGAGCAAGGCGTCGGCAGGAAGTTGCAGTAATGGCCGTAAGAATTCCATTCATTACCGAATTTAACGGCAAGGGAGTACGAGAGGCTTCTCGAGCGTTTGACAAAATGCAGGCCGACTCAAAGAAGGTAGGCCTTGCAATGAAGGCTTCCTTTGTTGCCGTCGGCGCTTCTATTGCAAGCGTTAGTTATATGGCCTATGACTTTGCTAAAGCTGCAATGGCAGACGAGAAAGCACAAGCCGAATTAGCACGTTCGTTAAAAGCAACAACCGGAGCAACCGACGCCCAAGTTAAAAGCGTCGAGGAATTCATAAAGAAAACGGCTCTCGCTTCCGGCGTTGCCGATGACGAACTCCGTCCGGCCTTGGGTCAAATTTCGAGAGTGACCAAGGACGTAACGAAGTCACAAAAACTTTTAGCGTTAGCGCAAGACATAAGCGCCGGCACGGGTAAGCCTCTCGCTTTAACCGCTAAAGCGCTTTCACAAGCGTACGGTGGACAGTTTGGAGCGCTCAAGAAACTTAGTCCCGAACTCGGAAAAATGATTAAGTCGGGCGCTTCCGCCGACGAAGTTTTTAAGGCTCTCGACTCCACGTTTAAGGACGCTTCGGAAACTGCAGCTAATACAACCGCCGGAAAGTTTGCTCGTTTCCAAGTTGCCGTTGACGAAATGAAGGAAGGGATAGGTGCAGGCCTTCTACCGGTGCTCAATACCCTTACCGGCTTCTTTGTTAATAACCTTGTGCCGGCATTTGACAAGGTTCAAGAGGTATTCGAAAAGGAAGGTTTCGTTAACGGAATTAAAAGCATTTTTTCTAAAGGTTGGCAATGGCTTACAACCGAAGGAATACCGGCTTTCCAAGCGAAATTCAAAGAACTCGGTAGCGCTTTTGTTGAGTGGATACGTCCCCGAATTGTTCCGTTTCTTAGCGAGTTAGGAAACCTAATTGCCAAGGGTGCTAATTGGTTACTTGACGAAGGCCTTCCTTTATTCCTCGAAAAATTCAAAGAACTCGGTAACGCTTTTGTTGCTTGGATAAAACCAAACATTGCACCAATGTTGAAAGAGTTAGGCAAGTTAATCGGCGTAGTTGCCGAATGGTTGCTTACCGTTGCCGTTCCGAAACTTTTAATGTTCGTTGTCGAGTTTCAAAAAACACTTGTCGGATGGTTAAGGAATATCGCCCCCGATGTCATTAGCGGTTTACTTTCTGCATTCGGCGAAATTGCCAAGGCCATCGGTCGCATTGGTAAAAAGTTGCTCGACGCTTTTATAGACCTCGGCAAGAAACTCGGAAAGAGTATCGCTAACGGCGCTATCGACGGCCTCAATAAAATTATTGGTGGCCTTAATGATCTACTCGAGTTCAAAATTTCGCTTCCGTTTGGAAAGTCTTTTACTGTCAACGCTCCCGATATTCCGAGCATTCCAAAACTTGCAGACGGTGGCATAGTCACTCGGCCGACGTTGGCAATGATTGGAGAAGGCCGAGAGGCCGAAGCCGTTATTCCATTGTCGAAACTTGGCGCTATGGGAGGAAATACTTTCGTTATTCAAACCGGCGTAGGCGACCCTGTCGCTATTGGTCGAGAAATAGAAAACGTAATGGCTCGCTATTCACGCCGTACGGGACGAGCTGCATAATGGCCTTTCCGGTAGCAAAAGTAGAAATAGCGTTTGGGGCTTCAGACACTCCCTACACTCTTTCTCCAACTTGGACAGACGTAACAACCGACGTCCGTTCTATGTCTACCGACCGAGGCCGTTCCGATGATTGGGGAAACTTCACCGGTTCGGCGACTATTGTCCTCGACAACCGAGAACGTAAGTACGACCCTTTTAACCCTTCCTCGCCGTACAACGGCAAGTTGACCCCTCGCCGGCAGATCAGAATAACCTCCACCTATGGGGGCACTACCTACCCAATTTTTAGGGGGTTCGTCGACGGTTGGCCGGCCGAGTGGGATGACGCCGGCAAGGACTCCACCGTTACGCTTTCTTGTTTTGACGCTCTCCAACTTTTAGCGTCGAATACCCTTCCGGCAGATTGGGCTCACAAATATATTATTGCTACTGCACCCCGTCACTATTGGCCTTGTAACGAACCTATTTCTCCGTTTCTAACTACGAACGTTTTAAAGGACTACGGTTCTTACCCTCAAGACATGACGACTACGAGCGTTGCAACGAACGGTAATCAACTCGCTACCGGCCTCGTTAATAGTTCAATTCGTGGCACGGGGGGAATTAGCGCTTTAACAAGTTACGGAAGTGTCGGTTCCGCTACTTCGTTTACGGTTTCTTTTTGGGGAATTATTGACCCCGACGTAACGAGCAACTACGGAGAAATAGGCAACGTCTCTTGGACGGTTGGCTATTCTTCCGCCACCTCGACCTATACCGTTCTAATTGACGACTACGCAAACTCAGGCCTTTACCGTCTATACAAAACAACGGGAACATTCGACGGCGGAGCGTCTCGAATGATTGCTTTTTCTTTCAACGTCTCTACTAAAGCGTTTGCTTTATACCTTGACGGAACCGCCGTTTCCACGAGCCTTATAACGGGCGGAAGTTTCTATATCCCCATTGGTGAACAAACAAACGTAGGGGGCGGAGAAATTCAGCAACTTATTATTTGGACTAGCGTCGTTAGCCAAGCCGTTATTCGAGACATTTTTAAATTGTCTACGGTTGCATTGGCGGAAACGACGTCGGCTCGAGTTGCTCGTATCATCGCCGAAACCCCGTTTTCCTCTTCGCTTGTTTCAACTCCGGCTTCTCCGTCGTCCGGCGTTCTCGACATTACCGACGACGCCCCCACGGTTGTAACGGAGCTGCAGAAAGTAGCCGACTCAGAATACGCCCCTCTCTTCGTAACGAAGGACGGCGTTCTAACGCTCTACTCGCAAAACCAAATTCGAACACAGACAAAGTCTGTTGTTTCACAAGTGACCTACGGCGTCGGCGGTATTGCTATTGGTGACTCTCTCGACATTCAATACGACGGCGACTCTATGCGTAACGTGGCGAACGTAACTATGTCGGCCGGCGGAGTGTGGACACAAACAAACACCACTTCGAGAGACGCCTACGGACAAGCCGAGTATTCGCTCGACACTCAAGTTTCGAGCCTTGCGAACGCTCAAGCGATAGCGAACATTTCTACGGGTTGGGGTGGACAGATCTACCCGAGGGTTTCTCCGTTCGAGGTGGTGCTTTCTCCGTCGGGTGATTGGTCGGGAACTCTTGGGCTTGAATTGTGCGAACGTATAACGCTCATTGTTTCGCCACCTATAGCGTCGCTTCCTTCGCCCCCGAGCACGGCGACAATTACGCTCCCTATGCTGGTTCAACGTATAACCCATAACTATTCACTTGGACAATGGTCGACAACGCTCGAGGGTTCGGCTCGTTGGGCTTCGGTTTTTATTTTGGGCGTTTCGCTTCTCGGCGGAACGGATCTTTTAGGATAGGTAAATATGGCAACTAGAACTAATCTGCCGGCGGTTGAAGTACAAGGTACGGCTCTTGATGCTTCTTGGCTTAACGACTTACGAGGGGCTTTTCGTATTCTTCAAGTGGTGCAGGGTTCAACTACAACCGTCGCTTCGAGCACGAGTAGCACCTATATCGACACAACACTTAGCGCAAGCATTACCCCTCAGAGTTCTAGTTCTCTTATTCTTTGTCTTGTATCTCAAAACATTTACACAAACAATGCAGGAACCGGAGCGTTGTATCGAGTAATGAGGGGGGCGACGGTTCTCGATACTTACGTCGACCTAAGTTTTGGAACGGCCTCGGGCATTGTCTGCCAACACCAATTTTCCATTTTGGATACTCCGGCCTCTACGAGCGCATTGACTTATAAAACAATGTTTGCTCGCAACTTGGGCGTTGGAACGGTTTATTGTCAAGTCAACGCCAACCCTGCACGAATGACACTTTTGGAGGTTTCCGCATGATTGACGACCCAATGGAAGAACTATTACGCAATGCAGGTTTTTCCGAAGGTTGGGCAATAGCCGACGGTGTTCTCGTTATTTGGGAACATGAAGAAGAACCACCCGAACCATTGGAGCGCCCGAAGTGACTATTACAAACCCCCCGAAAGCCTTTATTGCTTTAATCGGCCTTGTCTGTCTTACTGTCCTACTCGCCATTGGAGCCATTGACAAAGCAACCGGTACGGGAATGATTGGAACCATTCTCGGCTATGCCGTCGGTAACGGAATTGCAGCTCGAGCCGGCGTAAACGTCGAGCCGATAGTCGGAAAGAAAAACAATGGCAACTAAGAAAGCAACACCAAAAACCGAGAACCCGTATATCGGTTGGGACAAGGACGCCGACGGTAAGCGAGAAGGAACCGAGCGTTTCGTTTCTCTTTGTGCTCGCCGTTGGAACGCCAAGAACCTAGGGACGTGGCAGGTTAGATCTATGAGAGGGTCGAACCTTCCGAGCGTTCACGGAACCGGTCGAGCCATGGATATTCTCATCGAGGACAAGGACGCCAAAGCACAAGCGATTGCTTGGTTTACCCGTCCGGACGTAGTGCAGGCTCTCGGCATTCAAGAGGTTCACGTTTATAACGCCGGCGAATGGGGTAAGGGTTGGCGTATCGGTAGGGGTTGGAAAACTTGGACTAAAACCGATAACGGGGGCTCAAAAAATGGCCGTTGGCTCCACGTGGAAATTGACAATTCTCTAGCCGATAACGCTACGGAATTAGAAAGGGTATGGCGTAGCCTTCCTAGGCCTTAGGTTTGCTTGGGTTGAGTCTTGGACAACTCCCCACGCATGACCCCTCTCGGCTTGTTTCCCTGCCGAGGGGGGTCACCCCCTCGAGGTTGCTTGCATTTGTTTTAAAAGTGTGCGTATACTGAATAGGTCGAGCCAAGTCGACCAAAACAAAGGGAAAAAATGCTGAATAAATATGTTCACGAATACGAAGGCCATTTAATCGTTCCGGCAACGGACGACGATATTTATACGATTATCGGCGACATTTCGCAAACTCGCTTTCTGTCTGTAGGCGAAGCAAAAACCTTTATTGACCTCCGGTTTATGACTCGTTTTACAATTAGCGACGGCCGAGTTAAGGACGAAAACGGTTCGCTCGCTTGGGTCGTTACAGATCTTAAAAAGAACGTGACTCGTCGTTTCCGTACAAGAAAAAACGCTCAAGTCGCTATTACTTCCGTTTTCCGTTATTCATTCATGGAAGGGTTTAAGTAAAATGCCTACCCCATATAAAAGCCCAAGCGTTACCCACGTTTTAAACGTGCTCGATGACCTAATGCAAGACTTGACCGACCTCGGCCATGAAGTAGCTGCAAACGCTTTAAACAAGTTTTATTGTGAGTTGGAATGGGCGGAACATATCCGCATTCACGCCGAGGACGGTAAAAAATGAACGACCCAGTCGAGCGCTTATTTTGGTTTGGCGTTATTGCCGGTTGGCTGAGTGGCTACCTTCACGGACGTTTTTCGGCTTACTGTAAGTACGAAGCAAAAGAGAAAGCACGTCTCGAACGTGCTCGCCTATCTAGGGGGTTAACCCAATGGCGCTAAAACATTTACTCGTTGGAATTGCAGCTTTTAGTTTGCTCAACCCAACCCAAGCAAAAGCCGAAGGTTTATTTGCCGACCGAATTCTCGCTCCGCATTTTTACCACCGTCTCGCCAAGTGTGAAACCGGCAAAAATTGGAAGCACGAAACCAAGTCTTATACGTCCGGTTTTGGTATCGCTCGGGGAGTGTGGCAACGCTTCAGCAACTCAAGCACCGCTAGCCGATATACGCCGGAACAACAAGCCGTAGTAGTCGACCGAATTATTTTCCTCGGCTTCGAAGGGAAACCACCGGTCGGGGCTTATGGCTTCGGTACGGTTAAAAATAATTGTATGAACCTTCAAAGTTTCATATGCAGATCTAAACGAGCCGAAGTCGCTCGTTTTAAACGTGGTTGTTAAACCACCTACACAAAGGGAAATGATGAAAGAAGAAAACGAATACCGAATTGTTTCGGTTCGTCTCACTAAAGAAGAGGCCAACAAATTACAGGCCATTGTCCAAGCAAGAAAAAGCGTCGACGACTTTTACCGAATGTCGAATTTGCTTCGAGCGATTGTTAGCGAATGGTTGGAGGCTCATAGTGCCTAGTTCTATGACTAACAACGACATTTTGAAGCACCTCTTTAACCTTGGGGTCGACGAAACCATAAAAGGAAACGAAGAACGAGCCCACGCTTGCGCTCTCGCTCACGGAATTATTAGCGACCTAGTTCGTTATGGCGGTAGGCCATGGCACGAACCTACTTACGTTTGGGAAATACCGAAGCAAGGGGCGAAGTAATGGCTTTAGAAGATTACGAGCCCGTCGTCGTTAGGTTCGCTCGCTTTATCGAGTGGTGCAGCTCAAACCAAAAAAACCCTCGAGTTATTAGCGAAATGCTTTCCACTAGCGGAGCCGATATTTGCGTATTTAAAACCTCTATTTATCTCGACGAGGTGCTTGTATGCACCGGCCACGCCGAGGAAGTACGAGACACTTCCGGCAAGCGAACGGTTAACGCTTCGAGCCACGTTGAAAATTGCGAGA